TCCACGCGGATCGCGTCGACTTTGAGACGCCGCGATGCCCGGTCAAGCTCCGCCCGTGCGAGCTTCTCGAGAGCTTCCCGTTTCGTGATGTGCTTCGCGTCCAGGGTGCGCACACGCCGGCGCCGGTTATCGGGCCGGGACAGCGTGACGCGGAGCGCTTTGCGTCCTTCGCCCGCGCCGATCGCGACCACCGTGTTCGCGTACGCCGACAGATCATCCTCGAGCACGACGGTCTCGACGATGTTGTCGCCCTCAACAAACTTCGGAGTGTCCCTGCGCACACCGGCTCTGGGTGATACGCGGATCTCCTTCAGGACCTTCGTCCTGCTGGCATTCCAACTCGACCACTCCACGAACTCAGCATCGGCAGTGTCCAACGCCTCCTGCACCTGCTGGGCGCAATCCGGGGTATCCCACCAAAGGATCTTCCACGCGCCACCGTCGGATGACGCTTTGTCCTTCGCCACCCGGTAGGCCTCGTCGGCCTTCTGCTGCGCAGCGGTGGCGTTCTTCTCGGCCGTCTGTAACGAGACGAGCTGCGCCTTCAGCGGGGCGAGCGCGTTCGTCTTCGCAGCCTGCGCAGACTTCACCGCCGCGACCGCCGCATTCCGTGCCGCCTGCGCCGCATCAATCTGCGGCTTCTCCGCCTTCGCCCTGCGAAGGTTCTGCAGCGTCGTCAGACGAGCCTTCGAAGTGCCCTGCAGCCCCTTGATCCCCGCATCATGCGACTTCGTAACTGCCTGGATCTGCTTCGTCTTCGCCTGCCGGTTCGCCGTCGCAGTCTTCTTCTCCGCCTTCCGCTGCTCCGCCACCGCTTTCGCCGCGTCCGCGAGAGCATCGGAGTTCGTGCCGCGCCTGATGCCGGTGAGACCGCGCACAGTCACCCCAATGTCGGCGCCCGCAAACGACTGGGCGTGCGCCCACAGGTGAGCAATCACTTCCCCCAGGTCGACCTTGACGCCCCGATACTCCCCCTCGTAGGGGCGACCGGCGAGGAAGCTGGAGAACCCAGCGCCCTCGATCAGCCAATCTGGACCGTCCATCTTCGAGGACGTAACCAGCCACGATCCGCGGATCACGCCATCTGCTTCCTCATGGATGAACGTGGCTCCGGGTTCGAGCAGCAGCTGCCCGTCTGTTCCACGCAGAGCCCCGATATCCGGGGAGACCTTCCCGGAAAACCGGCCGGCGGTTGAAAGCGACCGCCCAGACATGTCCACGTCGATCGGAAGCTCGAGCTCAGGGAAGGATGCATCAGCGATGCGCTCAACGATGTACCTGAGCATGCGCCCTCCTACAGGGGTGTCTGACGGAACACGACCAGGAGATCGACGCTCGTCCCAGAATCTGCGCCGATCGCGTTCGCGTTTGTACCCGACGTGCGGGTCGCACGGGGGAAGAAGTGCTGCCAGGTGCCACGCATCGAGGCGGGGATGGGTTTCGTGTCAGCAGTTCGCACAACGGTCCGATGCGGCTTGGACTGCTCGTCGATGTCCCACTTCGTAGGCTCCGTCTTGAAGTTCGCCGGATCGACGCTGTTCCCAACCTGAACCCAGAACCATCCGTTCGAGGAGCCAACCGAGGGCACCCACGTCCCGGACACCGTCATGACCGTCGTGACTTCGGTTGCCCACTCCGGGACGAAAAGACGCAGCTTCTCGTTCGTGACCGCTTCAGACGGCCAGGTCTCCCCCGCCGGGTACGCGGCAGTCGAGGACACCGGGTCCAGGGCCGACACCTGGCATCCGAACCCTCGCGCCTGCACGAGCTCCTTCGGGAGAGTCACCCGTCGAACATCCTTGATCATCCCGCTGGTGATCGTCGCAGTACTCGCTGGCCAATCGATCACGGCGAGAGACTCGGCGGTGACCTCGTTCAGGGCAGGCACATGCTCCACACGGGTCGCCGTCGACGGCACCCCCTGAACGACGGTGATCTTCGAATACACGCCCTCAGGAATCTGTTCGCGAGGCGTGTATGTGCGAGGAAGCGATGGGTCGACCACCTCATGAATGATCATGTCCCTACGGCCCCCGGAAGACCCGGTCCCAGGGATACCAGTCCCGGCATCCCCCAGATAGTTCTCGTCGGTCGTGTGCGAGATCCCGTAGCTCTCTCGGGACCGCCCCGGCGCGCGACACAGGATCGTGTCGTTCCCGGCCGCGACCTTGACACCTGCACCAGGAACATCCATCTGAGTCACTCGAAGATCACCCGCAAGGGTCACACCCGAGGACCCCTGAGTGGAGTCCTGATACTGTCGCCGGAGTCCAGCAGCTGGAATCACCGAATCGTCCACCGCGTACGGTGTCAGAAAATCAACCATGCTTCCTCCTAGAAGCTCACGAACGCGGGCCGAACCCGCACCCGCATTGAAGACGTGCCAGACGGGTCATACCCGCCGAAAATCACCCGGTAGGCGCCCGGCGCCATGCTCATATCCGACAACCGGGACCCGGCCGGCGCGAGGAACCCGGGCGCTGGCACTGAGTCCAGCCGGACCGACCGCCGCCAATGCCGTGTATCCACGATCAACGTCCGGTCGTACGCGATCTGCCCCGTGAACTGCAGCCGCCCCACCCCCGGAACGTCGATGAACGGGTCCATGATCGGGCCGTGGATCTCGAACACCGGCCACGTCTCAACATCGCCAGCGACGGTCACCACCTTGTCCTGGCTCCCCGTACCGCCGCCGAGCACGAACGGCACCTCGGCCGGGACTGGGAGGCCACCCGTGAACTCGGGCGTGAACCGGAGCACGAGTTCCTCTTCAGCGCCATACCAGAGGTCATCGACGCACTCGAACTCGGTCGTAGCAGTCGACACGTCGAACTGCATGTTCTTTCGGTTCGGCACCACTTCACGCGGCCGACCGAACGCGGTACGGCCCGTGTGAGAGACAAGCTCAGCCATCTCCCCGCCACGAGACCGCACCGCATCCCCACGCCACAACGCCGAGAAGTCACGCATCACCCGGTCAAGCGATCGCCCGCCCTCTGGCCGGAACTCCAGATCGAGCAGCACTCGAGACCCCGGCCGCGTATCTCGCCCGAACCGGCGCCCGTCACTGCGAGGGTTCACACGCGTCTCATCAGCAACTGGAGAGCGCACATCCGGCGTCTCAGTGAGCCCGACACCAGTCAGATTCGACCCGAACACGACCTCGTCAAGGCCAGCACGAAAAGTCCACAGATCCATCAGAACCCTCCCTGCGCCCTGCGAGCACGCAGCTCACGATCAATCAGCTCGATATCCGACTGGGTGTTCCCCGTCGACTGCAGCGTGATCTGCCAGTCGTAGTAGTGGTTCACGGTCTGGCCGGCATCCACACCGAGCCGCCGACCTGCTTCGACCCACACCTCACGGTTCCGAGCTTCCTTCCCCGGCTTCCCCGAGATGAACGCCTCCCACCGCGTCTCCGGCTCAGCGAACTTCACGATCGGCGTCCCACCCGAGTAGATCCCCGGGTTCAGGCCGCCGTTCGCGTACTCAGCCACACCGCCATCGGCGTACTGGACCATGCCGCCATCTGCCTTCTTGGGCGCGCCAAGAGGGTTCGTGACCATATTGACCATCGCCGTGACAGTGGTCGTAATCGAGTCTCGGATGGACCCGAGCGTGGCCTTGTAGGCTTCGATAGCGTTCGTCGCCGCCGCCTTCTGGACGATCATCTCGGTTTCCTTCTTGTCAGGAACCTTCGCGACCTTATTAGCGAACTCGTCAACTTCCTTCTTGTTCGTGGAAAGCTGGCCAGCGAGCCGAATCAGCTCCTCACGTCCCTTCTGCAGGCGGTCGCGATAATTTGCGGTCGCCTTGTCCGCGCCAACCGTGGACACTTCTTGCTCCATGATCGCCTTGGCAGATGCTTGCGAATCTGCCGCCAGTCCCGCGAGCATTGCCCGGTTCGACGCGCCTGCTGCAGTAGAAGCATCGAGGGAGAGCGTGTATCCTTCCGTGCCCTCATTGGCCTTCCGGATGTACTCCTCAACACCAGCGATGGACTCTAGGTAGCGCGCATTGGCTTCCTCCGCTGTCTGGCCAACACCGTTGGCTTCGTTCATCGTGTCGATGAGCTTCTTGAGTTCGTCGACAGTGGAACGTGCCGCATCGGCCTGCTGCTGGTATGCGTCAGCCGCAGTCTTCGCCTGTCCTGCGCCTTCGTCCGCAGCGTCTGCAGCGGCTTTCTGAGCCTCCGCATACTTCGGAAGCGCGTCGGCAATCTGCTCCGACGACCAGCCGGCTTCCTCCGCGCGCTCTGCGAACTGCTTGAATGCAGTCTCGGCGGCGGTTGTGTTCCCCGACCCGACGAGGCTCGCCATCGCTTGGTCGAGTTCTTCGATGTTCTCCTTGGCCCGGCCGAGCTGGCCGCCCAAGCCCAAGGAGTTGACTGTCGTCATCGCCTTGCCGAAGAAGTTCGACTCGAACCCGGCCTGCGCTTTTCCGACCCACGTGTTCAGCGATTTCAGATTGTCGACAGCAATCTGAGTGTCGTACGCGTCCCCGAACGAGACCGAACTCGCCTTGAGAGCCTGGTCCACCGACGCAGCAGCGTTTGACGTTTCCTTCAGGGACTTGACCAAGTCGTCCGCTGACACCTTCGCCCCGGACATCTCCTTTGACCAGTCAGAGAAGGCGTTCACCGCCTCAACCGCGGCGTAGACGAGCCCGATGATTCCCGCGGTCTTCCCAATTGTCGAGAGGACCCCATCGACCCGTTTCGCTGTAGTCCCAAGAGTCTCGAGCGCTGCCTTGTATGCAGCGACCTTTGGTACTGCCGCGAGGAACGCGCCCCCACCCAGCAGAACTGACGCCGCTATCGCGCCAGTCCAGGCAACGACTGCGCCTGCAGGGCCTTCAAGGCCTCCAAGCCAGTCAGAGAACTCGCCAAGCGCCTCAGCGCCAGCCTCAATCGCAGGAAGGAACGCCTGACCGATCGTGATCGCAGCGTCGGTGACCTTGTTGGTCATGATGCCGATCTTGGAAGCAGTCGTCTCGTAGCGCTTGTTCGCTTCGTCCGTAAGTGCGCTGCCATCAGCCATCGCCTTGTCGCCGCGAGCCATCGCCTCAGAGAACTGGTCAGCTGCAGCAGACGAACGCAGAAGAGCGTCGCGCATGCGAACTTCGGTGATGCCCAGCTCCTCGAGCACGCCGAACGTGGACTTGCCCTGGGCCTCCGCGTTTGCGAGGCCAGAAACGAACGCTGCCAGAGCCTCGCCCGGATCCTTCTTCCACTTCTTCGCGAAGTCCTGCGCGCTCATTCCGGCGACATCCGCGAAGAGCTTGAGGCGGTCGCCGCCCTTGTCGACGCTGCTCGCGATATCGATCATGACCTTCGACATCGCCGAGCCGCCGGCCTCAGCCTCAATGCCGACAGAGGAGAGTGCGGTCGAGAGACCGAGCACTTGCCCCTCGGACATGTTGATCTGCTTGCCCGCACCCGAGAGTCGCTGCGCCATCGCGAGGATCTCGGATTCGGTTGTGGCGTAGTTGTTGCCGAGATCAACGAGCGCTGCACCGAGTCGGCCCACGTCTTCCTGCGCGGTGCCCATGACGTTCATGAATCGTGCGAGCTGCGTCGCGGCTTCCTCAGCGCCCAGGTTGGTGGACTGCCCGAGGTCGATCATTGTCTTCGTGAAGGCAACCACGTTCGGCGTCTGAATGCCGAGCTGGCCGGCAGCCTCAGCGACGGCCGCGATCTCCGTGTGAGAGGACGGGAGTACCTGTGCCAGCCCGCGCAATCCCTGCTCGACCTCGGCGAGCTGTTCCGGGCTTCCATCCACGGTCTTTGTGACGCCAGCCCATGCGCTATCCCAGTCGATCGCGGCTTTCGCCGCGAGCCCAAGGCCAGCTGCGATCGCCCCGCCCGCGACCATTCCCGTTCGCCCGATGTTCTCGAACGCCTCACGCTGCTTCTCGAGCCGCTCAGCCTGCGAGCCGACCTCCTGGGTCGCGCGGGCCGCGTTCTCCATCCCGGAGATGTAGCCCTGCACCTGCGCGGAGAGGGTTACCTTTACGGAGCGATCAGCCATTGAGGCCTCCTAGAAACGCAAAAGCCCCCGTAGAATTGGGGGCATGACAACAAATCCGCCGCCCGGCTGGTATCCGAATGCCCAGGGCCAGCAGCAGTGGTGGGATGGACAAAAATGGGGCCCGATAGCTCCGGTTCAGGCCCCGGCCAAGGCAGTGTCCGCGAATAAGACCCCATCTGGCGCGGCGACCACTAACAAGGGAGCGGGCATGGGTTGCCTCGTTCTTCTGGCGATCGTGATTGGCGTTGGCGCAGTCGCAGGAATTAGCAGCTGGGCTTCAAATAACGACCCAGCAGCGAAAGAAAAGCGTGAACGGGAGAGCGCACCCTACTACGCTCAGTCAGCATGCAAAACTGCTGTGAAGGAAGCGCTCAAATCTCCAACCAGCGCCGAGTTCTCTGATGTGCAAACTGGAGATACCACCAGCCCATTTGTCGTCATGGGTCATGTCGACGCAGAAAACAGCTTCGGCGCCAAGCTTCGAAACACGTTCACTTGCAAGGTCGAAGTTGAGGGGCTGAGCACGCGAATCGTTGACCTTAAGATCGGGTAGCTCACGCAACTAGATCGGTTCCTTGTGGACGCTCCAGCGCAGTGAGCTGAGGTCCGCGTCGTCGCCGTATTGCTTCTTGTAGGCGTCCTGCGCGCTGTTGAGCGCCTTCTGCGCGAAGTCGAATGACGGCAGACCAGCGACCCACCGGAACTTCGCATCCGGGTTCGACGGGTCGCCGTCGCGGGACATGGCTTCGTCCATCTGCTGCCCGTGCGGGCCGGTCATTCGCCGGTGCTCCCGCACCGCCAGTAGAGCGTCCACGTCGTCACGGGACCATTCCGGTTCCCGCCATGTCACGGCCCCGACCAATCGGTCGCCGTCCCACTCGTACTCCGTGAATTCGCGCGGCTCCCACCCGTCAAGACGACGGGGCGCGACGCCGAGGTCGAGCGCTAGTTCGAGCTGCTCGATTCGCGCGCCGCTGAGGCTTTTTTTAGCGCAGTGACGGCCTGGTCCGGGTCGTTCACGTTCTGCCCCCACCATGCCGCGGCGATCGCGCGCAGCTCGATACCGGAGATGACCTCGAACAGACCATCCCAGTCAGGATTCTCGACCGGGTCACCGTCCGCGTCGAGCAGACGGCCGTGCTCGGTCGACGCCACGACAGCGGCCTTGCCTGTGTCGTACCCGACCGCGAAATGCTGCTCCGAACGGGCCGGGCACCGCGACATGATCGCATCCCACGTCGTGCCAGGGAGGCGCGAAACCTCAACCTGATACATCGACTCCCCCACCGCAACAGGGACAAGAATCGGCTCCGGCCGCAGCTTCTTCGCCGCAGCCAGATCATCCTTGAAACTCATGAAATCTCACCTTCACCTCGCCTAGAGAGAGCCTGGGGTGGGGAGGCGAGAAACCCCACCCCAGGCGGTCTACTTACGGGCCAGCGACGACCTTCACGTCGCGCTCGACCGTGCCGATCACGTTGAGTTTCTGAATCTTCATCAGCTCCGTGTTCTCAGCGGGCGGCACGTCACGGATCAGGCCGCACCGCACCGGGATCACCGTCACCAGCTGATCCGCCTCGATCGCGACCTCGTTCGCGACCGCGAGACGCTTCACGATGAAGCCCTCCGTGTTGTAGGTCAGGGTCGTGCGGACGATGTCGTCCTCCGTGCCCTGCCACACGTACTTCACCTCGACGGTGTCCGTGATCTTGCCGTCGGCTTCGATGACCTGCTTCAGCGTGAAGCGTCCGCTCGTGATCGTCGCCACCGAAGTGTCGTGCGCGAACCCGTCCGGCGTGAGACCGTACGTCAGCTTCACGACCGACGCCGCGGTCAGCTCCGACAGCTTCGGCTTCGACGGATCCGCGATCGCTGGCACCCACAGCACCAGGCCGTTGCCGTCAGACGCGGTGCCCTTCTGTACCTGCTCAAGAGGCATGGTCACTCCTTCCCGCCAGTCACAGCTGGCGCGGTTTCTGCGGGCTGCCCCGCATCGATGTACTTCACCGGTCGCGGCGAATGCACCGGCGCCCGGTCGAGAACCTTGTATGCACGCTTGTCGCGCGCGTACGCGGCCTCGGAAATGTCGAACTCGTGCACTACGCCCTTCGACGCGCGCACCCGAATGAACCCCATACGGGACCCCCTGAAATGCGAAGACCCCGTCAGGCGGGGTCGGAGACGATGTCGAACTGGGAGATCGTGAACCAGAGCGGCGCAGTCGAGTCGTCGTCCAGCTGAGGCGGCCGCCCGGTCACGTACCGGACCTTCTGCAGGCGCCGACCAGCAACGACGAGCTGCCGCCCGGTCAACTGGTCGACGCGCTCCTGCACCCACAACGCAGAGTCCTCGTCCACACCCACCGAATGCACCGTCACCGTGAACACATCACGGACCTGGCCCGACGTGTACCTCAGCTGCGGTTTCGAAGTGCGGCCGATGAACACCACGGCGTACCGCTTCGCGTCCTTCACCGCCGAATACGACGAGAACACCGACCCCGGAAGATCAGCCTCGAGAGACGCCTTCACCGCGTCACGATGCGCACGAATCACAAGCCCGCCTCCCTGAGTGCGTCGTCGACCGCGCGCTGCAGCCCATCGGCGAAATCCTGCTCGTTGGCCTGCAGTGCACCATGCCCGAGGCCCTGCGGGGCGTTGTTCCGGGACCCGAACTCGATCAGGTTTCCCAGAGCACCCTGCGTGGCGCCCTTGTCCGGTCCGATCTCCGCATCGATCTGCCCAAAGGAGCCTTCGATGTCGTACGAGATCGAGTACGGGAACGCCGGCGCGTGGGACATGCCCTGCGCGTTCTCCCGCCACGAATCCTTCACCTTCCGGGCGGTCACCTCGACCGCCTTGCGGGCGAACCGGCCGACAGACTCAGGCGCCTCACGTAGATCCGCTGCGAGCTTGTCCAGCTCGGAGAAGTCAACGTCCATCAGCAGCCTCCACGCGATAACGGAGCTTCGTCGTCTGGGTGCCGTCGAACGGACCCACCACCTTGAACCGGCGCCCGACCTGTTTCGGCCGGTCCGGGCACGCAGTCATCTCGACCACGCTCCCCGCCACCAGATCCTCAGCATCGACCGGGACCTGCAGCTCAGTGGAAGTCACGACCTGCAGCTGCGAGCCAGCATCGACCTCACGCGCCGTCATACGGGGCGACTTCAGTCGAGCCTTACCCTCGTAGATCGTCTGCTCGCCCGTTGGGTACTCACCAGTCGCTTCGTCGAGCACGCTCCCTTTAACGAGGCGGAACACGCGGCACCTGTCTCGCATATCCCGTTCCGCCTCACGGCGTGCCATCGCAAGGTCAATATCCGCGCCCACGGTACATCCCAACCGGGCGACCGCCCTCAACCTCGAACCATGCTGTCCTGTCGGCCACCTGGGCAGAAGGAGTGGTGTACCGGACAGACGAGAGCCCGCCGCCCGATCCAGGCCGGTGTCGTCGCAGAACGCGCAGCTGCGACTCGTCGAAGAACTGGCCGGCTTCCCAGCGCCGGGTCACGTCGTCATGCGTGACCGATGTCTTCAGGTCCGGGTTTGACCAGCAGCGAACCGAGGCGAGCAGGACGATCAGAGCAACGTCTTCAGGGACGTTCTCTGCTTTCCAATCGTCCTGCCCGGCCTCGGCCCTGGCGAACCCAGAGACCATCTGGATCACGGTCCCCGCACGCGCTGTGTCGGCGTCATCGAACTCGAGCCCTAGCCAGGATGCGAGCGTTTCAGGGGCTACTAGTGGTGCGCCCATGGTTACCGCCTTCCAGAGAGGGCGGGAGGCAGGTTCGGCTGCCTCCCGCCAGTCAGACTCAGGCCTTGGTGACGGTCTTTGAACCGCCGCCGGTGATCGCTCCGCTGTTCGCGGTGACGACCACAGCTTCGACGAACTTGATCGTCTTGGCGGTGGTGCCAGTCACGGTCACGCCTGCGACCCCGTCGAGCGCGTTGAGCGCGGCTGCGATGACCGGGTTGTTCGCGTCGAACGCGATCGGCTCGGTCGCGTCACCATCCACCGAGAGGGTGAAGGTTCCGCCCGAGACGGTGCCGGTGTTCGCGAGCGTCCACGTGGTGGAGGCGTTCGAGTCCGGGACGCCGAAGTTGACCTTCACCGCGCGGAAGAAGTCCATCACCGGTTCGTCACCGTCGAGGACGATGTGGCCGTCAGGGCCGACCTCGGGGTCCAGGACCGGGACCGCGCCGACGAAGGACTCCACGATGGAGCGGTCCTTCGCGTTGATGCTGTCGTAGTCGAAGATCTGCGTGATCGCGAGACCCGCTTCTGCGACCGTGTGGCCTGCGACGGCGCCGCGAGGCACCACCGGGGCGACGTTTGCCATCGCAACAGCGGTCTCGTGGGCGAAGTAGGACTCGTTCTCGCTGAGTGCGTCCATCTCCACGATGACGAAGCCTCCGAGCTTGCCCACGACACCGTCGCGAAGCGCCTCGGGAAGCCCCGAGGCGTCGACCTCGAGCAGCTGGGGGTGGCCGGCGATCGCTTCCGAGACGCTCGAACCGACCAGCCAGTAGCGGCCGCTCGACGGAACCTTCGCGTCCTGGAAGTGCTTTCGGGCTCGGAGAGCGACCCGTCGGGCGTCGTTCGAGTAGTCCGTTCCGGTCGGGTTCGGTGCGAAGTTCACCTCGAACACGAAGTCTGCGCCTGCGAGGGCGTCGATGATCGTCTCCTCGTAGAAGTCCGACATCGAGATCACCTGCGGGGACTGGATGTCGCGAACGTACTCGACCTCGTCCAGCGTTGCTTCCTCCGGGGACAGGTGAACCGCCTGGTACGGGAACTTGTCGAGCGGGACCGCGATCTTCGACTGAATGATGTTGTCGACGATGATCGCGTTCGAGGTGCGCCATCCCTTGTCGCGGGCGCGGAGAAGCGGAGGGCGCTTCACCATGACGATGTCGCCAGCAGCGCCCTTGAAGTCACTGATGCCGTACTTATGGACGAAAAGGCCAGGAGCCTTCACCTGGCCGCGAAGCAGCTCGAGAGCAGTCGCGGCCAGCTTCGTCGCCTTGACGAAGATGTTCTTGTCAGCCATGTGGAACCTCCAGAATGGAAAAGCCCGCAGCACATGGCATGACTGCGGGCTTGGTGAATGTGTTGGTTATCGGCGGCGGGCTGCAGCGACGATGTCTTTTGCGGACAGCTCCGGTTCCTCCTGCGGCTGCGAGCCACCCTTCAGGCGCGGCTTGGGCTGCTGTGACTTCGGCTCTTCCCGCTTCTGCGGGGAGACTGTGTCCAGCAGCTCGCCGGCGTCTTCGATCAGCTCCTCGCGCGTGCTGCCGCGCAGGCGCGTCGCGAGCTTTTCCGGGATGCCGAGTTCGAGCGCCACCCGAAGCTGCAGGTTCTCCACGGTCAGGCGGTCCCGCTCGGGATCGTCCTTCGGTGTTTCCTTCTGCTTTTTCAGGTCGCGAATGTCCCCGCGCAGCTTGTCGATGGTGCGGCGGGCTCGCGCCGCGTCGTACTCGCCATCGAACGGCTTTGCGTCGTCGTCCGGTTCCTCTTCGATGGGCTCCGTCTCGATCTCCTCGACGGGCTCATTTTCGATCTGCGGCTCATCAGCCATGATGTTCAGCCCTCCTGTGGCTTGTTCCCTCGGCACCTCGCCGAGAAGTTCTAGAAGCCGAGATCCAACCCGGCTTGTTTCGCGAAGTCGCGGAAGCTGACCCCGTTGCGGTCCGCCTCTGCCCACGCCTTCGACGTGCTCGCTCGCTCTTTCGCGCCGGGCGCGATCTCTCCCTTGAACAAGGTGACGAGGGTGCACCTGCAGTGATCGTGAAACGTTGATCCCGCGGGCTGCGCTTTTCGGTTCCGCTTGCGCCGGCCAGACGAGTAGATCGCTGAGAACGCCGACCGATACGTGTTCTCGGCCATCCGAATGCAGAAGTCGCAAGCACCAGAGCTCGTCTGCCGCGCGTACGCGACCGCCTCGTCGTCCTGCACCGTTGACCCGGAGATCGTGTCCCTGACACCAGCGAGCGCATTCTTTGACACTCGTCCAGCGGTCATCGTGAACACCCGCTGCGCGGCATCCGGGATCATCACGCCATCAGCCATGAGCTTCTTCGCGGCAATCGGCCCGAGAACAGTCAGGTCTCGCCGCAGCTGCGCAGCGTCGAACTCCGGTAGGACGGGCTGAAATGGACCAGCGACGCCTGCCTGTCGGCGCATCGACAGGTACATGTCCGCGCCGACGCCGGATCCTGCTCGATGCCCTCGTGCCGCGACCGCGATCGCGGCTTCGATGAAGCCTGGCGCCGAAAGGTCGATGGCTTTGAAGTTCAACGCCCCAAAGACCAGAAGCATCTCCTGCGTGACCCGATCGGCGAGAGCGATCTGGTCGGCCCGAAGATCACGCGCCAGCGCTGTCGCCACCACGGCCGACGCCCTTCAGCAGTTCAGTGAAAGCATCGCCCTGGTACGCCTTCCACGCGTTCACCTTTTCCGGGGTGATCCCCGGCAGCATCTCCCACAGCGCTTCCCGAGGAATGCCCAACCGGTCGTCCGCGAGCTTCGCGACCGCGTCGGCGATCTGCGCGAGCGAACGGATCTCAGAATCCCGCCAGGTGCAGCGCCCCGAGTAGTCCGAAGCCGAGCCTTCGATCCCGGCCTGCGAGCCCGCCAGACGAAACAGCTGACCGACCGCAGGCGAGAACACCGTCTCGAAGTCCGACAGCTTGCGC